ACATTGACGATAAACGCCAACGATACCATATGGGGAGGCATTAAGTTGCTGATGTTTAAAGAGGAAAATTATTAAGTTGTTTCAATCGTAAATGGTTCGTAAGAATTCCCATTTAATTGATTTGTGAACAGCACCTCCAGTATGGCAAAATGAGACCATAGGAGGTGCATTATTTTGACAAAAATCGAAAGTATACAATCAAAAATAATAGGAAGAATGCAGGACATACTTACAAATGAACAGCTGCAACGTCTTGAGAATGTTCTGGCAATAGAATTTCACGGGATAGAAGTACAGGAAGAGTGCACGCAGCTTGTCACGTCAGAGGTTCACTGGCAGAAAATCCTCAGGACCTTCGTTGCTTCGAAGAGAATTGAGAACTGCAGTCCAGGAACACTGGAAAGATATAATGACTGTGTAGTTAAGCTTGTTACGACTCTGAATAAGCGGCTGCAGGATATCACAACAAACGACATTCGGTATTATCTGGCCATGTACCAGGAACAGAGAAAGATATCAATGAGTTACATGGATACGATCAGACGGTATCTGAGCAGTTTCTTCGCGTGGATATCGGATGAGGGTTATATTAGCCGGAATCCTATGCGGAGGCTGAGAAAAATAAAAGTACCACGGACAATCAAGAAGCCTTTCACACAGGCCGAAATGGAGCATCTGCGCTGCAACGCAGAGTGCCAGAGAGACATTGCAATCATGGCATTTCTGTACAGCACGGCGGCCAGAATAGGAGAAGTTGTAAGGTTGAATCGGAAAGATATAGACTGGGGGAATAAAGAGGTAATCATATATGGCGAAAAAGGCAAAAAAGAACGGAGAGTATACCTGACAGATGACTGTGCGTATCATCTGCACAAATATCTACTTTCGCGGGATGATACTAATCCGGCCCTGTTTGTCTCGAACAAGAAACCACACACCCGCCTGGGGAAGCAGGCTATTCAGTCAATGCTTCGCGCACTGGGCCAAAAGACGGAAATCCATGCTCACCCACACAAATTCAGGAGAACACTGTTGACCGATGCCGGAAACCGAGGAATTCCACTGCAGGAAATCCAGATGTATGCCGGACACCAGAAGCCAGACACGACTATGATGTATGTGACGGTAAGCGAAGAAAACGTCCGAGCATCATTCAGACGGTATATAGCCTGATTTGTTCTGAATAATATGATTTTTTGAAGCTGGCAGAAATGGCAGCTTTTTTGTGATGTATGAAAATGTGCAAAGACAAGAGGAAGAACGAGAGAATGATTAGAGACGCTGTCTTATACAAAATGGGAAGAGGAAAATTATAAAAAAGCGTAAAAACATGTAATCATCTGGGTTTTGGTTGATTTTATTGTTACCGTCCTGTCCGAATTGCTGACAGTGATACCATCTGGAAGCGCTGATGTGGTCACGGTATAACCAATACTGATTGAACCTCCGAGATAAAAGACAACCATTGTTTTTTCGATTATGATTAATCCATGAGTGGCAGCACGTACATTTTTGATAGTAAGTGATTCGCCAAATGCTTTTTCGTACCTCAGAAAGGGGTTACTATTTAATTCATTTAAAGCCGCCGGTAAAGTCTTGGTCCCCTGATCTAATGCAAACGTCTGCGATGTCAATTTTTTGAGTATCTGAGTAGTCAAATCCTCTAGTGTAATAATCCCGCCTTCATTTGTGGTTGGGTCTACAAATATCAATTTCTTTCCTGTTGGTACTTCTTTTACTGTGGCCAAGGCATTTGCGTTCTGTCCGTCCTGTGGTAATGCCATATTATCTCCTTTCTGGTGCCCTGATCGGGCACCTTACGCATCTACTTGTAAACATATAGCCTTACTTCCAACTACCAGAAGCTTGCCACCAACGACAAGAGCCATATGTATATATCTTGTGAATTGTCCGATAACTACTCCACCGAACATATAATCATTGTTATTTACTGTTACTGAATAGCCATACTGCAGGAACACTTCGCCACTCTCTGTGCGTCTGCTCCAGGCAAACCATGCAGCCGGATATTCTTTTGTAACATCCTTGCCAGCTTTATATAGAACCGCTGATATCGTAGTAGTTCCGTCACAATTGTCCTGATACTTCGCATTGTATAGGAGTGTTCCATCTGTAACACCATGCAGATCAGTGGTGGTTTGAGATAGTTTAGTTTCAACCCCTTTGATACTGCTCTGGATATTAGCCACCTCCTGAGATGTCGTTTCAATTGCGCTCTTAGCTTCCTGCGCCTTCTTGTCTGCTACGGCTATATCTTTTGCAAGCCCTGCAGCATCTGATATGATCGATACCGTCTGCGTATCCAGGAGCTGCACACCAGATTCATCATACAGAGAGCATTTGATGATATTTACATCCGGGCCAGATGGAGTATATACCTTCATCAGCTCCGGAGATGTGGATCCATATTTGATATTGTAGGTCTTCCCGGAATCCGTTGACTCTTCGATCTGGAACTTTCCGGAATAACTGCTCACCATACCATTGTCATTTTTAAAAGCTGAGAACGTCACATTTGCTGGTTCCAGTGTTTTATCATCTTTCAGTTTCTTAATAATCTGTGTACTAGCTCTCAGGTCATAACTCAGGCCAATCTTACCGTCTTTAGCTTTGGATACAGAAAAACGCTTTGTGATCCATGAGCCCATGGACTTCACTACCATCGTTTTGCCACTAATAACCAAGCCTTTACCACCTACCAGAAGTACTTTACCTTCCAGTCCGTACAGTGCCGATATATCAACATATCCGCTGTCAGTGGACATTGCAATAACCTGATACTTTCTGAGATTCGGATCCCATGTTCCGGCTATGCCGGGAGATGTAGTAGCCTTGATCTCATCAATATGATCAGATACATCTGTATCACCAAGATATACAGAAAAGACAGTATAACAGGAACTGTAATCCCCTCCGGTTCCATCTGCGTAGGTATGGACCACATGAGCGTCATTATTGAGTGATTACTTTTCGCTCAGTTTGTTTCTCCATGTCTTTTTCGCATCTTCCCGCCGCCATCTGTTCCTGGAGCCAGCCGGAGTAACTGTGTTTATCAGTGTTTGCGGTTATTTCCAGTCGGTGTTTTTCTGCCAGTTCCCAGATGTTCTTCCATAAATCCGCATTTCTGATCAGGCCACCTTTTGAATCCTTCCAGGCCGTTTCTGCCATTTCTGAAAGTTTCGTAATGTGTGCCACCACGTAAGCGTCCTCTGTATGTACACAGATCCTGCTTGTTTTCGTGATCCTAGATAGTGCAGCCGCAAGATTCTGTAGGTTTGCACTGTGGTAAGTTCCGGATATACGGCTGAACCCTTCTACCGTCCGGATTGCGCCGGCGCAAATCGTCTCAAGGACATACCCGCACCTTCTGTCCATATTCTTTTGTACTTTGCTGTCTGTTTCCAGATATATGTCTACTTTCCACACTCTTCTCACCTCAGATCTGCAGCTTTATGCATGTATAATGCCGGTATGGGAACCCTGTGACCGGATTGATACCCATATGTACGGATTCCGGATCTATGTAATACCCTTTTGGAGCTTTTGGATAGATCATGTGTCCATACTTGTCCACCAGGCTCCTGCGGTTGATCACCTTCTGTTTTGGTTCTTTACGGATCAGGTTCCTGGAAGGATGATATCTCTTTACGCCTTCCGGCTCCCATTCTTCCAGCGGCTTGGCAATATATTCTGCCAGATCCGCAAAGCCTCCGGTGTCATTGACAGAACGGATGTTGATGTGTCCCTTTGTCCACAACTCCGTAAAAATCATGTCTGTACCTGTGTTCTCTGTCTGGATCCGGTTCACCAGGATATGGACATGGGGCCCTCCACGTTTTCCAATCTGCAGGCGGTATATGTACTTCAGTTCTTTTCCGAGCTTCCGGTATCTTTTCCTTACCTTTTTGATCAGGTCCGTCACATCCTTCTTCATCTGTTCCCATGCGGGGCGGTCCCCTTTTCGGTATGTGATCGTCATCCAGTAATCATACTTTCCGAAATTCCACTTGATCAGTCTTCTCAGGTCCCGCTCTCGTTTCCACTTGTTCTGCCTTTTGATATCTTCCGGAGAAGCCTTCTTTCTCTTCTCCCGTTTCTGTCCTCTGGCTCCATACCGTCCTGTGTGTTTCTCCTCTATCTCTATGGTTTCTCCACAGTCCCATAAGTGCCTTACATATGCGCATCTCAT